TGCAGCTCATTCATGCTGGCGGCGCCGCGGAACGCCTCGCTCAGCTGGGCGAGCTTGTTGATCAGCCGCTGGGTCTCATCGGTGATGCTCTGAAGCGCTTCGCTGGCTTCCTTGTCACCGGCACGAAATGCTCGAGTGATTGCATCCTGCAGGCCGGCGAAAGACACGGCCAGCACGCCGGCGACAGCAGCGCCTTCCGGACCGATCGCGGCAAGTGCATTGTTGAATGCCTCAAGCGGCACATTCAACATCGTCAGCTTATTCTGGGCCGCAGTCAGCGAATTGACCCAATTCGCAACACCATTCGCTGGCTCGTTCAATGACAGCGCGATCTGGTTGAGCGCACCCTTCATGCCGCTCGCCCACTGCGGGGCACCGGCCCCCATCTGTGCAAAGCTTGCGGACAGTCCTGCCGCGTACCTGCTGACGTTTTCGGCTGCTCCGGCGACGCCGCCGAGGGCCGCGACTGTGGCGCCAATCCCCTTGCCGGCTACGGCGGCGGCGAAGAAGCCTTCAGACAGGCGAGCAACTTTTCCGGTGGCTGTCTCGGTCTGCTCCTTCAGTCTGGTGACCAACTGCGAGAAAGCCTGGATGTCGGCCAAGCCCTTGCGGCCGAACTCCAGCGGCCCGCCGCCCTTCGCCGGACCCTGCAACAGCGAACCGATATTGCCAGCGTTCTGCTTGAGCTTGGCGATCTCTCGAGACGCCTCGGCGATGGCCTGGCTGGTCTTCTCAAACTTGACGCCGAACGACGCAGCGAGCTCACCAACAGCCTTGCCGGTCTGCCCAGCCTGCTTGTTGAAGGCAGCTAGCTCCTTGGTCTGCTGCTGCCAAACCGATTTCGCGGTGCTGCCTGCCGCATTGCGGATCGAGCGAGCCAGCTCGTCCAGCGTCCTCGTAGAGCCCGCGGCGAGCCGCTTCAGATTCTCAATGTCTTTCCCTATCTCGGTGTAAACCGAGCCGCCAAGCTGCGATTGCTGGCGAAGCTTTTGAAGCGCGTTGATCTGCGCCTGAATTGTCGATTCGGTGCGCTTGTTTGCGTTGCCGAATTCAATAATTTCTCGCCGAGCCTGCGCAAGCGCAGCATCAGTCGGTCCGACCGCCCGTTGGAGATCCTTAAGAGCTTTGGCGGCGTCCTCAAACCCTTTCAGGTCGGCCGTCGCCTGGATCTTTACCCTTTTGACGGTGTCAGTCATCTGACTTGTTCAGCTCCTGAAGGGCGGCCGATTCCATGACCTGTATCCCCTCCAGCATCGCCTTCGGGTCCTCCACCGAGTATAGGTCGCACATCCACCGCAGCACCTCGTACTTCAGGCCGGTGTAGCCGCCCATCGTCACGTTCCACTGAGTCTGAAGACGGAGGAACATCATCACGATGTCCCAGTTCTCGTCCCAGACCTCAAAATCGTCAGTCTCCTCTTCCTCCGGCTCAGGGAGGACGATGCCCATTAGAGCAGCGTCCTCCGCCGAACCATCAGACTCCTTGCTCCCCGAGGCAGCCCAATGCTGAGCCGCCTCCTCTAGTTTTTTGCCGCAGCGCCCTCGAGGCTCTTCAGGTACGCGGCGATGACACCGCGGGTCCAGCAGGGATCCTCGAGCTGCTCCCGGAGCGCCGAGAGGGAGAAGGGCAAGTCCTTGCCGGACTCGTCCTGCATGCCCTCCCAGCCTGCTGTCACGGCTTCGATCAGGTCTGTGTCGCCCTTGTCGACCAGCTTCTGAAATTCAGAGCGGCCGATGCGTTTGAACACAGCATCGAAGGTCTCCTTCTCAAAACGGCCGCCATCGACGGGGAATTCGACGGTGACGGGCCACTTGAAGGTGGAAGACTTCTTACGAACGAAAGCCATGCAGTAGTGCTCCGTGGATCAAGAGAAGACGAGGTTGATCTCGTCGTTGCCTGCGTCGGTGGGGATGGCCACGTAGGGCAGGTTCAGCATCTGGATGCCGTCGCTGTCACTATACGTGGGGTTGCCGATGTCGACCTTGGAGGCCACGATGCCAACCTGGTTGCCAGCATTGCTGCCGTGCAGCAGCGACAGGCGACCCGTGGTGTCGTTGTTCGCGATGGTGAAGTAGTCCTTCTGCGCGATCGTCGGTGCCTCGATCACGGTCGTGCCGCTGGGAGCACGGTTGGTGATGATGACCGACTTGGTGCAGCCGACCAGCTCGCGGTACACCACCTCGTTGGCGATGTCGAAGCTGCAGGACATCAGACAGCCGCTGTAGCTCAGCAGGCTGAAGGCACTGGCGTTGCCGGCCTTGAAGATCTGCGGCGTCGCCTGGTTGGTGTAGGTGACGGCAGGAGCGGCGGTGTCGGTCGGGGCGTTGTAGATGCCGGTCATCGTGAAGTCGATGGTCGGGATCTGACCCACTTCAGCGTTCAGGCTGAAAGTGCCGCGGCAGCCGGTGGCCTTGTGCAGCACGCCATCGTTGTTGAAGTAGATGGTGGCCGACTCGAAACCGGTGCTGACAGGCTTGTAGCCAGCGTTGGCAGCAATGCTGTAGCCGCTGGAGGCAGCCGGGGTGAAGGTGGTGGCGCTCGCCTGAACAGTGGCCATCTTTGTGCTGCCGACGTAGTCGACAATGATGCCGGAGCTGCCGCTGCCGGTGCCGCTGGTGATGCTGATCACCATGCCGTTGTAAAAGTCGTCAACGGCGCTGGCGCCAACCGCCAGGGTGATCGTGCCGGCAGCGCCAGTCACAGCGGAACCCGTCACCGGAGCGGCGAGCAGGGTTTCCGCCATGCCGCATGCACGGAGCAGGGAGTTGAACTTGGGCGCGGTGCCGGCGGTGCCGGAACCAGCCATCTCCACCTGGAAGGTGATAGAAACGCGGGTCTGCGCCAGCAGCTGGTCGTAGTTGCCCAGGTAGGGGCGGATCAGGTCGCGGCTGACGACATCAGCCTCGATTGGGGTGATGTCCAGGTTGCGGACGAGGATCGCATCACTGCCAGCAGGGCTGGAATCAGTCGCGTACGTGCCTTCAATCTTTGCCAGAATCAGGCGCTTGCGTGTCAGGAGCGGCATCGCTGGTTACCTCAGAGTTGGGGGTGGAGCTGGCCGGCGCCGCTTCTTGCACTACGGGCTTCCGCTTGCCGGTTTTCGGATCGATCAGGTACGACCCTCCTTGGCCATGGTATTCATCGACTGTGATTGCCATTGTCAGGCTCCGAGATTGTCGACAGAGGTTCTGTATCTGACAAGGTAGTCGCACATGACGACCCCTGCTGGAACGTCAGCCTCTATTGCCTGGAACTCTACTTGAAACGGTTGGATGTCGATCGCCAGACCCCCGAGGGTCAGGTCGGCCATCAACTTGGAATGCAGCGATTCAACGACAGGATCAGCGGCCTGATCTGGCACATTCGCCCTGACCACCACAGCGACGCGCACCAGCAGGCTCCAGTCAAGCGTTGGCAGGCTGGTGTTCTGCTCGCAGCGATCCTTGATCGGCTCGACGACAATGGCTGGGCTTTCCTGCCGCGCCATTGGTTCAACACGACTCCGGTAGATCCGCGTGCTCACGCCGGTAGTACCGGTGAGCGTCGTGCGGATAGCAGCGAGGATCTGTTCGCGCTTAGTCATGGCATCAGATTAGCTGCAACCAGCGAAGCAGGGCGCGGGCAATTCCGGGACATTTCTAGAAGATGAGCACGTTTCGACGCCGTGTTGTTCCAGAAGAAACGAGGTTGGCATTGGCACCAGTCCACGCGAAGCCGGCTACTTGGGCAGGCAGCACGTAAGAGCCAGTCGCAGCGAGGACGGCGTTGTTGCCAGTGAAAGCAAACGCGCCAACGTCAGCCGCGGCGACACGCTCCCAGATAACGTCAGCCGGTTGGCCCGCCAGGCTGATAGCCGCGGCCTCGGCGAGCAGGCTGTAAACGCCAACCCTGACTAGGCCAGCATCGATGCCGGCGACCGTGATCGAGCCGGCGTCGGCTGCCAGGGAGTAGATGCCGACCTTCGCGAGCGTGGCGTCGTTGCCGGTAAGCGCGAACGCTGCTGCGTCAGCGGTGAGCTTGAAAACGCCCGTCGTCTGGAGCGTGGCACTATTGCCGGTGAACTCATAGGCCGCCGGATCGGCCGGCAGGCTGTAGACGCCGACCTTGATTAGCCCAGCATCGTTGCCCGCAACGGCGTAGCTCCCTGAGTCAGCCGCCAGCGCGTAAACGCCAACCTTTGTGAGCGCGACATCATTGCCTGTCGCCGCATAGCTCGCCGGATCAGCCTGGAGCTTGTAGACGCCAACCTTGGTCAGGGTGACATCGTTCCCTGCTGCCGCGAATGCGCCAGCATCAGCCGGCAGGGCAAACACTCCAACCTTGCGGAGCGTGGCGTCGACGCCCGTGACGGCATAACTCCTCGAGTCAGCCGCCAGCGCGTAGATGTTGACCTTGGTGAGGGCAGCATCCTGTCCGGCGAGCGTCAGGGACCCTGCGCTGGCCTGGACCGTGAAGCCCTTAGAAAGTGCTGCGTCCTGCCCGGCATCGTTGAACGACCCGGCAGCGGCTGCTAGGGAATAGTTGCGAACACTGCCTGCGTCGCCGCCGGCAACCGAGAAGGATCCCGTGATCGCAGGGATCGCGTAAGAGCCGGTCCTGGTAAGCGAGACGAGGATCCCGCTGAACGAAAACGCACCAACTTCGCCCTGGGCGACCCTGGTGGTTCTGAACAGGACGTCTGGCCCCGTCTCAGTGAAATCTCCGGCACCGCCACTGAGATAGAACCCGCGGAGGGTGCCAGCCGGTTGACCTGAGAATGCGAACGACCCGGCGTTGGCCGGCATCGGATAGGCCCGCAGCGTCTGCGCGTTCTGGCCGGTGAAGGCGAACGCCACGCTGTTCGCCGACATGATGTACGTCCGTGCGACCTGCGCGTCTTGCCCGGCCAGGGTGAGCGCACCAGCGCTGATCGGCAGCACTCGGGTGTAGAGGAGCTGCGCCGGTTGGCCCGCCTCATCAAATGCACCGACCGAAATCGGCATTGAATACGTGCGCCGCGTCTGCGCTGGCTGGCCGGTTGCGGTGAACGCGCCCAGCTCTGCGGCCATGGAGTAGGCCGTGACGAGCTGAGCAGGCTGTCCAGCTACGGCCAGTGACCCGGCGTCGATCGGCAGCCTGCGCGACGCGATGAGTTCAGCCGACTGGCCGGCCTCGTTGAATGCTCCGAGGTCCGCTGTTGCTAAATAGCTGCGGACTGTTTCAGCAGGCTGCCCAGAAAGTGCAAACGAGCCAGCATCGGCTGCAACGCTGAAAGATTGAGTCCCAGTCTTGGTGAGTGTTGCGTCAACACCGACTAGAGCGAAGCTGGCTGCGTCTGCCGTCAGCAGCAGTTGACTCGTCAGGCCAGCGTCGGGCCCGGAGAGGCTGTAGGACCCTGCGTCGACAGGCAGCGTGAACGCACCGCTGGTCGTCTTGACTAGGTTCGCGTCTTGCCCCGTAAGCGCAAAACTGCCCGCGTCACCACTGGTATTGATGCCTTTTGTTGCATTTGTTATCGCGGCAGCGGCCGGACCTGTCCGGTCGTAGTCGCTTACATAGCCTTCTTCATATTGCGCACCCCAGATGTAGATGCCAGATAGGCCATCGCCCGTGTACGAATCAAGGCCGGTATTAGTAATGATACTGATTAAAACGTTTCTGGTAGTGCCGGCACCTGAGTAACCTCGGGTCAACCAAACTCTGTACCACCCATTCCCTACGTCGGTAACGCCGCTGTCGAGAGTTGCTCCGCTGATAGATAGTATCGTTCCCGCATCTAAGTTTATGTCAATATAAAGGTTAATTGAAAACAGAATTCCGTCGCCAAGCGCCAAGCGGGCGTATCGAGTGGCTGTACCCGGGTACAGCTTGAAATAACAGGACGCGGTGTAGATGCGCCCCCTGACAAAGGTAATACTTTGCGCGGTAAAGTGCGTCGTGCTAGCCGACGAGTCTTCAATCAGCGCATCCGCTGTCAGCGTTCCATCAGGAGCCGTTGTTGCGTTTGCAGTAATGCTGGAGCGAGTCTTTGTCCACGCTGCATTATCGAAGTCCTGGCTCCACCGGCGCATGTTGCGCTCGGGCAGCAAGAACTCACCCGTATCAGCGGTCGCAATGTGCGCCCGCTCAAGGTCTGCGGCTTGTCCGGTAAAACTGAAGCTTGACGGATCTGCCGCGAGCGAGAAGGCCGCGAGCTCGCGGACCGCGACATGAACAGCGGCACGGTCGTCTGTAGCCGAGCTAAAGCCAACGTTGCGGGCGCCTGTGCCGGCGGTGGTCTCGCGGACCATCGCGCAGCCGAACGCGCCGAAGTCAATGCTGGTCAGCAGTGTGCTACCAGTGCCGGCCGGTGGCGGTGATGCAAGGCCCGAATAGGCGCCCGCATAGCGAAGGCTGTCGGTTAAAGCGTTGTCATCAGTGACGCTCTGCACGGCCATCGTGCCGTCACCTTCCAGCAACACGATGCCGGTGACCTTCGTGTCGGTGGCTGCCGTCACGGTCGCCGCCGAGGCGTACATCACCGTGGCGTTGTTGGTCCGGTTGACCGTGATCGTCTGGTTGCCGGATGCCAGGCCCGAGCCGAGGAAGAACAGATCCGTTCGGCCCGGCTCGCCAGCACTGTCAATCGCAGCGCCGCCTGTGACGCGAGTCAGCGCCGTGCCGCCATACGTGACGCTGGTGACCGTATCGGTCGCGCTAATGGTGTGCACAAAAACGAGCACACCCTGAGGCGTGCCCGTCTGCGTGTGCGTCCAGCTGAACGATGTCTGGTTGGTTGAGCCTGTTGTTCCTGTGTGGCTCTCGGATGCAGAGCTATGCGCAACAGCCATTGCCCTACCTCCCTCGGGTCACCCTAGCGTCAGAAGGCAATCGACAAGCTGAACTCATCGACCGTGCCGCTGACTGCAGTGATCTCGACCCATACCCACCGATCAGCGGGAATTGGCTGGTTCTGAAGGGTCGCTACGTCGCCAGTGGTCGTATTCGTCACGATATCGCTCAACGTGGCCAGCGTGCCGGCCGTGGTGCGATCACTGGCGTAACGCAACTCATAGGTCACAGAGCCGCCCGAAACAAGCCCGGTCACGCTCGCCAATGTTGTTTCGCGTGAGGTGCGGAACAGCGTGAAGCTATCGCCCGTCTGCGGCCCAGCAATCGTGATACTCCGCGGGGCTGAGCCGTTCACTGGAGGCTTGTGCTCCCAGCGGTTCATCGCATCGACCCACGTCAGCACATCGCCGTCGTGAGCGTCGGCCGTCTCAACATCATGGCAGTCCTTGATGAACTGACCTGTCGCCGCACGAACGAAGATGATGCCGTTGTTGGCCGAAGTAATCACCGCCGCCACCGGCAGCTTCAGGTTCGGGCCATCCGGCTCGACCGTCACGAATTCGCCAGGGTTGACTGGATCGCAGTACAAGATCGAGTCCACCGGGAATGCGGTGGTATCAATCCCGCGCACCTTGCCGAAGCTGGTGACGAAACCACTACTGCCCGCCGCCACCGTCTCCGTCATCACGCCAAGAAACACATGTCCCGGCAGGCTGCCATTGGCGAGCATCGGCGCCACCTTCAGGTGACCGCTCGCGCCATTGGTGCCGACGTACATCACGCCGGTACCTTCCGCGATCGTGCTGGCCGTGTCGTTGTAAACCAGGAAGCTCATCTCCTGGCCGACCTGCAGCACCGTGCCGCCGCCCTTGGCAACGTCCAGCGTCTGCTCGTCTTCGTTCCATGCCAGCTCGCCGGCCGTGTCGGCATTGCCGCCGGTCGTCAGCAGCTGGATCGACTGAAGCGTTGGATTGCGATTTAGCGGGGCGTACTCAAGCGCAGACCACGCAGAAACTCCATCGCCAACCTTGACCTGCTTGGTATCTGTTTCGTACCCCAGCTCACCAGAAAGCAGCACCGGATTTGCCGCAGTCCAGTTCGCGGCCGTATCGCGCCTGAGCTTGATCCGCTGCCGGGTCGTGGCCATTAGGCGCCTCCGCCGTCGATCTCGTTCGTATCAACCCATTCTGTCCCGTCGTTGATCAGCATGTCGCCCTGCTGGGCGTTCGTGATGTTTACATCAGCCAGATCCGCCAGGCCAAACTCACGCGGATCCTGGCCAGCAGCCACACTCTCGGGCGCCAACCTGGTAAGCATCAGTTCAGTGAACTGCCCGTCGTCAATCTTCATCGCCTCGCGCACCTGATAGTTCACCCCGTCCACGGTCACCCCTGCGCCGTAGATCAAGCCGCCGAACTCAGATGTCCGTACCGTCAGCCGATAATCGGTCGTCAGCACCATGCCGTCTGCCACAACCTGGCTCGGCATATCGAGAATCCCCATGCCAGAAACGGCGCCACTGGTGACAGTGACGCCGAAATCGGCGAGGAACATTGACAGGTCTTCTGTCAGAGCCACTGCGCACTTCCAAGGAGAAAGCCCCCGCCTGTTCCCAGGCAGGGGCCGTGGTCACGATCAGCCGTACTTCTTCACGCCCACGCCGTTCACCGAGAAGGTGAAGGAAGGAGTGCCGCCGCCGATGGTATAGGTCACGCGCACATAGCGCTTGGCGGAGTCCTTGGAGATCACCAGCTTCTGCTGAGAGGCGGTGGTGGTGACTTGCGTGAACGCAGCGCCGGTGATGGCGGTGTAGCCGCTGCCGAGGGAATCAGATTCCTCAACCGT